ATCTTCAGAAGACCATATTCTTTTGGAAATCCTTCTGTTGAGTCAACAAAAATAGTTTCATCGCCAAATCCAACATCACCATCAAGTAAAGTGATGCTAACGATTGAACTATATGTACCTACCTTAACGTATTGATCAATATTTTGACTAATATCAAGAGTTCCGCCCTCAAATTCTTGAGAAGCGTAATATGTCTCTAAAAAATCTACAAAGAGTGGAGATTCCGATCTTACAAAGGCTGGGACCTGATCGCCAACAACGGTTTTTGTCTGAACTCTAGTTTCGATCATTAGTAACCGCCGCCTCCGCCTGAAGAACCTGAACTTGAACCTGAACTTGATGATGTAGTCGATGATGTAGTGGCATCACCGCTAGACGACACATTATCATCTGATCTATTTACAGTGCTAGTCAAAGTAACGCTAGCGTCTCTTTGAACAACTCTCTGTTGTGGAGTATTCGTAACCTTTGGTGCTGGTTGGGCATCTTTCGCCTTAGTAATAACCTTCGCATTCTCAGAATGTTTGGCACCAGTCATAAGTCTGCCATCTGGCATAGTATGGAACGGACCATAATATGGTTTTCCATTTACGAACCCAATATATGTATCTGAGGAAGAAGCGGTCACTAAAACAGCACCTCTTACAATCTGATCAGTATCATGATAAGAAGAAACAGGTCTGAAGTAACTTCCTGCAGCATCTTCTCCAGAAGAAATCCTATCTGGAATCATCTCAACTTCACTAGACTCCGTATCGAACAATGTGTACAGATCTTGCTTTCCGATAACGTCATTTGATTCTGGAATACAGTCAAATTCGATAATTGGTTGATCTTCATTTACAATCGTTGATGTGATAATCAACGGATTGATTTTAATCTCTCCAGCTTCATAATCAATTGTTCCCATGTCATCTCTAACTACCTGAGCTTCGTTGGCACTCTTCAAGGTGAAGAGAATCATTCTTCCAACTGTTTCAGTTTGGTCATCATCGTCAATAGCACCCTGTCCAGGCACATCTCCAAGGTAGCACCAACCCTCTACACCACTAACCTTAAACGCTGTGGATCTTACGTTATATCCAGCGTCACTGTTTACTCTGATGGAGTTACCAAAACAAATTTCATAGTCTGCTGGTGCGTTTTCAACAGGTCTCAAATTCCTCCTCATTCTGATGAGTGCATATGAACTCGTGATGGAAGGATCTGCCTGATCAAGTGCTGCCAAGAATCTACTATACTTAAATCTACCAGCAAATTTATTCAGTTCGGTAGAATCTGCATATTTTTCAAGAGCTGCCAACACATTTGTCTTAGTTGAATTGGCACCATTTGATCTAGATGCGTTATAATAGATACCAACCTGGGATTCAATGTAAAGATACTTAAGATCAGTGATTGTTGGGATAATTCCAGCAATTGAGTAGTTTTTGAGTTTTCTTTGAATTTCTGATTTTAAGAAATTTGAAATGTAGTTCGCATTTTTTGGTTTGATGCTAATAAAGACCTTTCCATATTGCGGTGGGTCCAAATCTTCTCCACCATAAACCGAAACAGAATCAGTTTCTGGAAATAACTCTGGAATTACTGCTGCATAGTCATTTGCAGTCACACAACGGTTCTGAGCAGAATAATTTCTCGGAGCATACTTACGAACAGAATCAATTGACTCAATATCATCTCCACCGAGAGATCTATCATTGGGTGTAATGGCATTAACACCAGTCGTTACGACTCTATCTGAATTATCTCTTAATCTTCCAGCAAAACTGAAGTTATTAACACCATTTCCCTGTTTTCCATTCGTAATGATATAAGTTGCTTCTACAATATTGCCAGTTTCTAATGCTGTGCCAAAAATACCATCTCCAAACATCAATTCATACTTTTCATCTTCAATTTCTTGAATCAAATATAAATCACTGTCTTCTGTGGCATCAATAATGGTTTCTACGAGATTAAATTTTCTGCCAAAGTTGGATTGTTCATATTCTTTAACTACAACCCTCAATGTTGACGTATCAATGTTAGAATTTGGGAGAACAAATCTTTGATCTGATGCTTCTGCGTCATATTCAAAGGTTTTTGTGATAAAAGTCCCTTCATAAATTTCAAGACCAACAAAAGTAGCGATTCCATCTACTACTGGCACTGTTACTGGTTCTGGAATCGAAAAAACAAAGTTAGAACCACCAAAACTTTCTGAAATAGCAACAACGCCTGCTTGAAGGGTGATTGTTAGTGGAACAATCGATGCTCTTGATACATCTACAGTAAAGTTTACGCTTGCTCTTGCTGCTCTTCTTGATCTAGGTACATATCCGATGTTTCTTGCTAAAGATACGACATTTTCTCTCAATGTCGCACTATCAATAAACCCCTCATTGGCCACCATGTTGGTGTTATAGGAATTGATGTAAGTATTATACGCTAATACGTCAATAAGAACAGAAAAGTTCGATCCTTCAAAGTCAAAATCAGTAAAATTACTGTTTGCTCTGAGATACGACTTTATCTGCTCTTTGATTTGATCAAAGTCAAGATTTGAAAACTTTGCTAGTGGCATTACCTTACTGACTTAGCGATAAATGAGATTGTCTGGAGACCGACATCCAGTCCGATAATTTTATACTCAATTATAAAGTCAATTGCATTGTTTTCAAGAGTCGCTGCTGCTCTAATGTTGGTTACTTCGACTCTAGGTTCAAGTTTTTGGACGGCATCTCTGATAGAACCTTCATATTGAGCAACAACACGGATGTCAGTTACGTCAAATAGAGCATTTGCGGTTGGTGAACCAAAATTTGGAGCAAAAAACCGCTCTCCGACTGCTGTTGAAGCAATATTACGCACAGATTTAGCAATGGCCGTCTCGTCTTTCAAGACTAAAAGGTCATTAGTCACAGGATGTCTCTTGAAAGACAGTGAAATATCCTTAAATCCTCTTGAAATACGAGTCGGCACCGTTATGAGAGTATAATCTTTCTTTATTTAGTCTCTTTTTCCTTAGTTTTTTCGTGACTTTCAGGGTCATTATCCCTTTCGGTCTCAGTTTCCCAAAAATATTCGTCAGTATGACCCAATCTACCCCAATCAACACCATTTTCAACTTGGAAAAATTCGGTAGAAACCTTAAAATCAGGAATTTTTGGTGTTTCGGGTGTCAAACTGTTGTCATAGATCCTACATCTGTTGTTTGGATAGAGAGCAAACTGCCCATTATCCAATTCAATGAGGTTAAATGACTTATGTTCCTCTGGAACTTCGCTTGTAGAGTAGTCAATTACATCTGGATCAGAGTGATAATTGTCCAAAGTGCATTCATACTGTCCTCTAAGCGTTCCAAAATGCCTTGTTCTGACCTCCCAGTCCATAGAACCAACAAATTGCTTGCAAATGTTGGTAATTCCATAGTCCATGCAGTTCCAAAATTGAAGATTTGGAAGATCTAAATCGGGTTCTGGGGTTTTTGGTTCAGAAACAAACGCAGAAATCGGCAATTTATCAAACATTGCCGCATATTCTGGTAAATATGTCTCAAAATAAAAAGCACGTCCAGGGATCGACTTAGCCGATACCCAGACGCCCTCTACAAACTCACCAAAACCGTCCTTAAAGTCTCTCAAATATTCCTTTCGGACCCAAACCTTACGGGCGGGGAGATTGGTGATTAAACTGCTCATGATCTGCCTTGTCCACGATAACGCTTACGAGCAGAATTACGACTGCTCGCTGAGTATTTAGTATGCTGACCACTGCCTTGACGGGTTTTTTTGGGACGAGTTTCAACGAATGTTCCACCCATCATGGATTTCTTGATCTTTGCCATCGAGTAACGCGATTGGTTTACTCAAATAGTATAGCATAGATCAACGCCATTGTGTACCAGGATGGGGTTGAAGTCCACCTCTTGGCATTGGTTGGATCTCACCAGGGAAGAATGGAAGTTCAGGCATTCTTGAACATGGACGTTTGAATGTGCAACGTTTTCTAGGTGCTGGGAGTTCAGGCATACGAGAGCATGGATTCTTTCGTGTGCAACGTTTTGGTTGAGAGATAAACCCTCCACCACCAGGTCTTGCTTCTACAGAAGTACCTCCAGTGATGCTCACTGCCGTAGCAAGCATGAGAGGAAGAACGAATAGTTTAGTCATAATAGAATTGAATATAAAAAAAACCCCCGAGTTGCGGGGGTAAGTATTTATCAGATAATCCGAGTTTTCTCGTGGCCTACGCGGATACGAGGATCACACCAGATCTCGTGACCCATGTCCTTAGCATCCAGACAGAAGGAGACATCCTCTCCACACATGTCCTGAACCTCACCAGACTCAAACTGCTGCATCTTCGGAGCAAACCAAGGATACTCCATGTTCTCAAAGACGCCTTTCTTGATCATGACCCAACCAAACCCAGTGTAATCAACTGTGAAAGGTTTGCGCCGTTTGCTGATCGATTCGAGAGTCTCGTGGTTCATGACTCCACCGTTCTTACGGAAGTCATCTTCCTCTAACCAGTGAGCAACGGAAGTGGTATGTCCATCTTCGGTGCAATACCAACCAGCAGTGATAGAACGCTCCTCACCTTCAGCAGGAAGCGCCAGATCACACAGTTGCCAGAACTTGGTGGTGTCAAATACAATGTCACTATCAATCCAGAGTTGATAGTCATATTCCAGTTTACCATCCCAGGGAATCTGCTTAGGTCCACGCAGTACGTTAGCACCAAGAACCTTACAACGTGCAAAGTTCACCATGGAAGAATAATCCTGGGAGATCTGAATACTCAGACCGCTTTGTACAAGATCAAAACAGAGTTGTACAAAGTTCTTCATGAAAATGTAAGAACATCCACGTCCAGGCAGACAGAATACAATCTGCTTACCACGCATCCGTTCTTTAATGGCATCATAGTCCCACTCCTCTGCAGACTTCTTCGCAGGAGGGGTCTTTGCCTTTACTGTAAATCCTTTAGCCATAAGATGTTCAAAAAATGTTTAACAAGCTTGTCAGTTCATTGGAATGATGAACACTTCAATGATACTCGATTATTTAGTCCTTGTCAAGAAGAATCTTTTCATAAGTCAGATCTTCTTCATTGTAATCAGTCTTCATTAGACCGACCATACCTTTCAACATTGTCCAGGTATGATTAAACTCATTCTCAGGAACATCCTTATACAAACAAGTTTTCTTTGCATAGATGTTGTAACTATACTCTGCCATAATCGTCCTCCAGACGCTCAATGTCCTCTTCTATACACATATCCCCATACTGTACTTCAACGATCATTATACCGTCTTCTCCACCCCTTAGACGGTGGATTTGATTAACACCAATATGATGTACATCACTTACAGTTGTCTCCTTACCACCTGGGAAATCTTCAAGATAGATTGTACCACTACCTCTGACTACAACCCATTGCTCATTACGATGAAAGTGACGTTGTAATGAGATTGATTTACCAGGTGCTACGAATAACCTTTTGACTTTATATGTGCTCTCACTATAGAGATTCTCATACCAACCCCATGGACGCGAAAATTTCTGGGGCAAAAATTTTTCCATGTCACCAATATAGGGCGAGGTTAGATCTGTCATTATGTTAGGTCATTCACACATATTTATAAAAAAAGGTCCCATCTCTGAGACCCCTGGGAGTATTTTTTTATGGCGGCGATTTTTTTATTTCACTCGCTCTTTGTCACCTCTGTAGGTTAGGGTAGTTAGTGTTTTTTATACCGCCGCCCGCGCCGATATCACAAACGCCCGCAAACGTGTGTCAAAGTCATTATAACAAACTGCCGAGAGATTGTCAAGCTATGTGATACAAACTGTTAGCATACTATCATACACTCTCCGCATATAACTGCCAGTCCTTTTCAACATCCGCAGAGTGGTCCTTAATTGATACTGCGATGGACTCATTTGATTGGATGCTGAACATATCCTCCCAGTCAATTTGATAGGGGTCAAAGTCATCCTGAACCACGAAATCAAGAGTAACACTGAAACGCTGCAATTGTCCTGGCAGTGTGTTCATAACTGGTGCGCCCCCTGTGTGTTACTTAGTAATTATAATCTCTCAAGGTGCTGATGTCAACCCCCCTGCGAGTAAGACTCAGAAATCTCATGAGACTGTGAGGGACTGTGAACATCTGGGCGGTCTGGTAGTTGACAATCTGGTCGGTTCATGTTACGCTCGCTAAGATAACAACACCTCAGCACATTTATGAGAGTTTTCCACAACATTTTCAACAACATTGTGGAAAACATATAAATCACGCATATACCTTTTTTAATACATTTTTAAATCATTTTCACCCCTTTTTAACACAAACTCAGCATAATTGTGTAACGTTCTATACATCTCCGAACAATGGGACAATGTTAATTAGTGGTGAATCTTTGGCAAACTCATGCACAATAAACTCGACGGCATCTTCACCAAATACGATAACACTCTCCTTCTTAAAAAACCCGTTTACTTGTTGCTTACTCTGCCAGGTCACACGATACTTTGTCATGGACTGATTTGCGACTTTTGACATAAGTTAATTCACTCCACTGGTAAGAGAAACATAGGACACAAACTCTGTTGTTTTTGTGTAAGGAACAATCTCTGACATTCTCATCACTTTTCGGGATAGTTCTGATCTCGATAGTGATATACTCGTCAGAGACAAAGTACACCCAACCCTCTAAAACTACGTTGCCATTCCATACAACATAGTCGTTTAATTTCGGGCGGTAACACTCGGGAACGGGGACGCAGTTGGCATCACTTTTTTTGGAATCTTGTTGGTACTTCATCAACATCAGGTTCAGATCTTGAGTTGTCTTCAGGTATAGTTTGCGTTACAGAATGTCCGACTGGTGTAGGCATTGTGATTGTGATTGCTGCTGCTCGTGTGTTCAATTCGTGAATGTACGTTGTTACTTTGGTGAGAACATCTGTGAGAAGATTAAACGCATCAGGTCCAACTCTAGCAGAAATGTATGAAAGAATCTCGGAAATATCTTCAGGTGTATTGTCTCTCTCGTCGATCATTTCAAACACGAAACTTTCAACATTAGAGAAAACATCTACATCATTGAATGAGTTCGAGTTCTCCAAAAGTGTGAGTATTTGTTGTTTACAAACCTCACTCCACCGATCTTCTTTAGGCGTCGTCATTTGTCAGGTCGTTGATAAAAGTCCACTCATATTTACCGTCGTTTGGATCTACTGAATCCACAACAAATTCAGTGAAGATAGCATCAGCATCCTCGAAACGGTTTTCATCAATTAGGCGCTCAAGTTGTTCAGCATAGTGATACGTCACCATGTCCACAGATTGTTGTTGATGAGTCATGATCAATAACGGAAATTGAGTTGTGCATCAGGGCGGATAATCTCTGATGCATTGTTGAGTTGATCAGAGATAAAGAATCTCGCATCATCACTATTATAGACCAGAACTCCAATTAACACAAGCAGAAGAAATTTCATGTGAATAATGCGATGTTGTTTGAGAGATCTTGGTTTAGAAAGTGATGCAAACACGATCAAGCAAAGATGTAGTTATTGTGGAAAGTGTCGTTCTTGAATACATCTTTGCCGTTGATCTTGCCGACAAACTTACGAACATACCAGACAAAATCTTTCTGGAATACACCTTCGCCATCAATACAAAATGCATCACAAAGTGCATTCAAACGGGATTTTGTGGTGTTAGTTTGCCAACCACCGTCGAAGATTGTCATGCTATCTTCATCAACAACAGCAATCAGATTGCCATGCAGACGAATCAGTGACTCGCCAGATTCTTCGTTAAAGTGAACAGAAGTGTTTGCAGATTGCCAGTTCTTGTTGTTTTGAACGGCGGAAATCATTTGCTGTTCGATCTTACGCATGATGAGAAAGTTTAGGACGTTTGTGAAGTGAAATCCCCTCCACTCCTATAAGATACACGATTTTGGGGCGCTGTGCCATCCTCTTGTGCCACTTAGTCAACTGGTTTTATTCTCTTCACTTTCCTCCAAAAGTTCGGGATAGTAACTATCAACCTCTTCAATAAGTTCGTCCACACTATACTTGTCGAGAGAATCATCGAGTTGATCGTATACAATTTGCATCAAATCTTTCAGGTCCATACCATCAATGATTCGATCAATATATGATGCCTGAAGTGCATCACGGTCAATGATGTTGTCTTTGATTTGAGTCATTTTGTTTGATGAATTGAGTGGATTGATGTTCAACGAAAGTCTTTACACATTTCGTCGTAGCTAGCACCAACGGGGACAGATTTGCAGAATCGTGTCATCTTAGCGTCTTGCATTTGTGAGACGGAGTTGATAGCAGAGCAACCGATTATGCTCCCAAAAAATACAACCATGCCAACAAGTATGATTCTCATATTGTTATCAACCTCCGTAGACTTCTTCTGCCATAGGTGTATCAGTGTAGGTAACATTTGTACCAAACATTTCCTCGAAGAGGTTGAGATTCTGACGATCGTATTGATCATTAACGATCCAAATCTCTTGCTTAACCCATGCTAACTCTGCTTTGAGTTTATCCATCTTAACGTGAAGATCGTAGATTTTTTGATTGCGTTCAGTGATTGTCATGATGTTAGAGAAAAATGTGAGTTGGAAAGTGTGAATCAGTTCTGAGATTGAACGACTTCCCACATATCGTAGAACAGATCCCATGCAGGACCATCAGCAACAAAGGTCGAAACATTTGCTTGATCGCAAACATAATCGTATGCCATATCGATGTCAGGGTTCATCTCAAAGCAGAAATCTGCCATGCCTTCGATTGCACTAATGAAGGCAGGGTTCTGAAGGAGAGAGATCATCGAATCGGTTGCGTTGTTTTCCATGTCCTTACAATACACGATTTTGGGGGCATTACTAGGGGTTGTGTGCCACTTAGTCAACTGGTTTTTTTCCTCTTGATTTCTCTACAGTTTCCCCCCTACAATCGCAGATCCCACAACTCTAGTATGCTGCTCAAGTGTGCCATCCTGTTCACATTTAAGATGCCATCTTGTCACCTCGATAACACCATCACGAGTGGCACCAGTCAACATTTTTCGCCCTTGTTTTGTTGTTGTAGAGTATAGTCCAAACCGAGTTTTCCAAACATAAAATACATCATCAATGAGTTCAGCATCTTTTGGAATTTCATTGATTGCCTCGCGTTGTTGTGCAGTTTCCAGCATTTCTTCGTGTGTCACCATACCTCCGTCCAACGTTTGTGGTTTGATTTAGTTATGCGACCTTCTGCCAACATGTTGTCACAAACTCGGCAAAAGACCTGAAATTTCTCATATCGTGTGAGAGTATCTGCCCCATCACATTGTGACATGATCTTGATCATTTGTGCTTTGGAAGTAATCATCAAACCATCTCCTGTTGAATTGACATGAAATGCTCTTCAGTTGTTTCATCCACACATTCTTGAATCACAGTGTAGATGTAATCAATGTTGCCAACATCATTGAAGATTCTCTCACTCAACTCACGATCATTGTGAGCAGGATATTGTGGTTCATCATTTTCATCATACATTACACAATCTTCGGCAGTGTAAATCCATGCGCCACAGTATGCATCTTCGCCCTGTTGTTCGATCAACTGTGATACTTTGTCCTGAAGTTGTTTGAGAGTGTAGTTCATGAATTGAGGAAAATGTGTGAATCAGTAGAGTAACAATCAGAAAGGATTGTCCCAGGTTTCATACTGTTTCAGGGTAATATATCCTTCCTTGCATAACATGTCGGTGAAATAAGACCAATCTTCACGCTTTGCGATTGTGTCATCTTTGAGTCTAGGATTTTGCTTTGTTGCGACTTTCCAGTTGTAACGAAACTGAGAAAGTGCTTGGGCTTTGGTAACTCGCATTTGTTGATTGTAGAGGTGTTGTTTGATAAGGGACATGGAAATCAGCAGTAGAGTGGCATATACTCAGACTGAGGCATTTTGTCGGTGTTGAAGTCAGTAACCTCAGCACCTTTAGCAATACGCTGTGACCAGTCATACTCAGCGTCAGTTGCAAGAACTGTGCTGTAGGATTTCATACCATTAGCACGGAAAGTAACACGCTTGACAAAACGTTTGATGACAACTTTCATACCTTTGATGTCATCACCCTCAGCAATAAATGCCTCAGGGAAGTAATCAACGATGGTGGCGCTGTTGGTGACTTGCATTCGATGCGATCTCTTTGACCCTTATAGAATACACGATTTTGGGGCGTCTACAAGCGCCTGTGTGCCACTTTGCTGGGTGGCACGAGGGTTTTATTCACTCTTGCGCCAATCTTTCCTCATGGACTGATAAACAGGGTTGTACGCTACGATGTCACGAACCTTCTTGAAGATCTGTGCTGATTCTGCATACTTACTGGTGGCATGGTCGTTCTCTTGTGGCAGCACAACTTTCGTGCCTTTCTTATACTTTCTGCCACTGTTGTGGTTAGCATAACGTCGCGCCCTGGTGAAACCCATCTCCAGAAACTTGCGACACATGTCCATACCAATGAAGTCTTTTTTGTCCCTGTAATCTAGATACATTGCAAAAATCTTGTTACTAGATTTTACGGCAATATCAGGGGTTCTGAATCTCCAATGAGCACAAATGTCGTCTGTATAAGGGCGTACCAATAAAACCCCTTGTTCTCCCCTTCCAATACGATAA